TTCTTCAAAAGCTTTAAGCCCCAACTGTACAAATGCATCCAGACTGGATTTTAATTTATCCAGCGCCTGAATTCCTAACTGTGCAAAGAAATTCAAATTAACTCTTAAGGACACCAGAGCCTGAATCCCTAGCTGTGCAAAAATATTCAGACTAACTTTTAAAGATACAAAAGCCTGAATACCCAACTGCGTAAATATATTCAAACTGACTCTTAAAGAGTCGAATGTTTTTATACCAACATTTCCAAATAGTTGTATATAACCAACCAGAGTTTGAAATACTACTTTTACTGCACCAGTAGTTACATTCAGAACCGCATTAATTTTATTCAGAATACTAAATAAAATGGTTATCTTTGGATTGATATTAATGACTAACTTATCTAACAATGTAAAATTGTTAGTCATATTCCCCGTTACACCAAGATTAAATTCACTTTTTTTACTGGATGAATTTTCCTGTTTGATAATCTGGGTAGTTTGAATAATATTAGCTGATTGACTGGCAGCACTAACCTGCAGCGTTCTTGTCGAATTCTGCCGCGCAGATAAAGATTGTTTAATTGTTTGATTATAGGCTTTAAGATCGGTGCGTATACGCGCAGTTTCCTGCGCATAACCCACGATAGGCTTTAAGCTCTCAACGGTCTTATTGAGTTTTTTGAACTGGTTATAAATTTTATCGACTGAATTTTCCAGCTTTTTATGATGCCGTTGAAAAGATTTAAAGGAACCGGTCAGCTTTCCAACGGCACTCAGCACCTTGTTTAGCTGTGACTGTATATTACTCATTTTCTGCACCACTTCTTAAAATGGCCCGATGTCGCCAATCCAACAGTTCCGACAATGACATTTCATCTGTCACTGCCGGTGACCAGTGAAAAACGGTGGCGATATCCGCCACCAATTCATCAACAGTTAATTGTTCTGGGAATCGGACTTGACCGACTTCGGCAACAAAAAATTGACCACCTCCACACTGAGATTAATCAGATCACCAGGTGACATCATCATTAGGTCATTTTTGGTCAATACAGGAGTGGTAACACGCGGCAGGACAAGCAGCATAGAATCCACATCCATTTCCAGCAGCGCCTGTAAACGTGCACCGCGCAACGCACCACTGGTAGGCTTGCGTACCATCACTTCCGTGATTTCGCCGTTACCTCGCGCCAATGGAGCTTCTAATTCGATGGTGCGCAGATCGTCATTTTGAGTGTTCAGTGTTTCTGTCATGGTTCAACCTTGTTTATCCGATTAAAAACCTGTCCCAGCAGGCATGGTTCAAACTCCGATGAGACAGGAAATAAGTTTTAAAAAATCTAATTGCTAAAAAAGCGATTAAAAAAGACCGATATTGCGGCGATGCTGCTCCAGACGATCTTCTCCGCCCACTTTCTCAACCATGTTGATGGTGTCGATTTCAATAAGCTCTTCGCCATCCCATGTCAGTTTGAAATAAGTGTTTTTCGCGGTGATTTTGGTCTGAGAGTTATCACCTTGTTTATAAGTGCCGTGATCGAACTCCTGGAAGCGACCACGCATCACAACTTCAACCGCAACCACATCACCGGTATCTTCGCGCTCAAAAGAGCCAGCAAAGCGCAACATAACGCCATCTGCTGTCGCAATGCCCCACTGCTTATACAGTTGAGATTCAATACCGCCCAGAGTGAATTCCGCATCCAATGCGCCTTCATCCAGACCCAGATCCACCATTGCGCTGCCGTTCATGCCGGCGCCACGATAAGCTTCCAGCTTGCGGCTTAACTTAGGAAGAGTCAGTTCTTCCACGATCCCCTGATAGTTGTTGCCATCATTGAACAAATTCAGGTATTTAAGTTTGCGAGGTAATGCCATCAGTTAGCCCCTTATTTATTGATACTTTTAGCGAAATTCATCAGGTAACTATCTGTAATGCGCTGGCGTAACATCATGTTTTCCAGTGGCGGTACAGGTGTATAGTCGTAATCGATGGTCAGTTTGCCTGCTTTCAGCGTGTCTTTATCGTTGGCTTTTTCGTCATACCAGCAACGGCCATCGATGATGTAACCACCAGATTTCAGTTCGCGGAACTTGGCATTAATACCTTCGATAATGTCGCGTACCAGTGATGGTGTCAGTGGTTTGTCGATTGCCCACATATGTGCATCAGCCATGGTGTCAGCCAGAACTTGAGCGGTACGAGTGTAGCTTTCGAACTGGAACAGTGCGTCATCAGAGCAAGTACGGGAGCCCCAGAAACGGAAGCCGTTTTTGCGGATCAGCGTAGTGATGCCACTCTTGTTCAACAGATCAGCGTCAGTTGCGGTATCTTGCAGATCCCAGAAGACGTCAGCAGACAGACCGGTTACACCGTTAACACCTACGTTGGACAGTGTTTTGTGCCAGCCAGTTTCCTCGTCGATTTTGGCACGCAGGCCCAGAGCACGAGCGGTTGCATAAGCGATAGACTCGCTATTGGAAACAGTATCCCAGCTCAAGAAATCCGGCCAAATCAGCATCAGCTCACGCTGATTGAAGTTGTCTCGGTATTTGATGACTTCAGAGATATTTTTGCTGCCATAAGCGCTGACATAAGCCATTGCTTTCAGTTTCTGAGCAACGCTGGCCAGTTCAATCGCAACTGCTTTTGAATCCAGACCCGGAACACCCAGAATGCGAGGCTTAACACCGAGCTGGCTTTGCGCTGCCAACAGTGCCTGCATACCCGTTTTCTTACCTGCATCAGTGACACCACCGATGATATTAGAAACGGTTACTTCTTCAGATTCGCCCTCAGCCACACGAACAACGACGGTGACAGGCTGGGCCTGATCAGCAATCGCTTTCAGTGATGAGTACAAAGTTCCCTTTTTCCCTGCTTTGCCACTGGCGCTCATAACGTCAGTAATCAAAACTGGAGTGTTTAATGGAAATGTTTTTTCGTCTGCGTCAGGACCAGTACAAACCATACCCACGATAGCGGTGCTAACTGTGGTGATGGTGCGAGTACCTTCATTGATTTCCTGTACACGGACGCCGTGATGATAATCTTGTGCCATTTTAGCGTTCTCCTGTTAAGGTGTGCCGCTATATTGACGGATTGGGTGGGGGAAATCATTCGATGGGAAATGTGTGGTAGTGGATACAAATGCGTTTTGATATTTTTGTTTTAAATCAGTTTGTTAAATGAATAAATAATAATTCTCAGGATGTTTTTGAGGATATTTACAGGTGTTGTTGGATAGAAATCCAGATTGCTCAAATAACACACTCAAATTGATTGCTTTTCACACGACAATCAGTTCATTATTTATACTTATCCACATTTTTATAGGCAAATTGCTATTTTGGTTATTTTTTGATAGCCAAAAGTGGCTTATTTTGGCCATTTTTTAAGTCTTCTAGGTGTATGGGGTGGGATTTTAGCGTCGGATCGTTGGATCAATAGATTGTGAAAAACCTCGGTTTGGTGGAAACCAAAAACCAAGCACAAAATGCCGTTCCCAATAGACGGAAAATTAACGGGAAGGCATTGACTGCAGATGTTAATTTGAATGCTCAGGATGTGGGAGCAGCATCAATTAATGATTCAATGCGTCTTACTAATCTGGATGGATGGGAAAATATATACAATGGTTGTTCTGGGTTTACACCTGATGCTCCATTCCTCAATAGATATGGGATATCACCTGAGTTTGGAGTTCAGTTAAGATTTAGCAACATAAGTGGTACATCAAGTGAAGGGGTAGACGATGTATGGAGTCATCGCTTAATTTTTATGCATAGAAGCGATACATATCGTACAGATTATATAAATTCTAATTCTAAAATTACCCGTAAATTTTGGGATGATATGAATGCTAAACCGGATGTTAATGGAAATCTCAAAATATCTTCTCCGATAGTGGAAATCCATCCCGATGGAACATTGACAACTAATGACGAATCACAAGGCGCTATTGTTACTAAGCTCGGTATCGGTCATTATCAGATTTTTGGTATACTGGGATATAATGCCGATGGGGCGTGGGGATTGCATGGTGGCATTTCATCACCGAAAAATAACAATGGACTGGAACTGGTTTACATTGATGACAAAGTGAAGAAAGATGGTAGCATTACGATTGAGACTTTCCACCGCCAGCATGTTCATTTGCCTGAACGGTTCCAGAACTGGCGGGTAAAAAATATAGTGGAAGGTAAGCAGGTTTATTATGCAGATAGTGAACCTTGTGATATTCCAGAGGGTTGTCGATTAGACGTTCGTGTTCAGATGCCAGAGAGTTCCATTTGGAATCAACGACAGAGAAAAGCATCTGAATCAGAATAGATATTAGGGGCAAACTGATCTGCACCCCAAAAGTTGGACGCTATACTTCAACTTAAGGGGTGCTTTTTATGAAGAAGAAAAGATATTCTCAGACATTCAAGCTGAAAGTGGTTCTGCACTACTTATCACACCCAGATTGCGGATACAGTCGAACCGCATCACTTTTCGGACTGCATCGTAATTTGGTCAACAAGTGGATTGATATTTATCGCGTTCATGGTGAGCATGGACTGAAAAAATCATTAAACAGGTCTTATTCTTTTGAATTTAAAAAGAATGTCGTACTGGCCATCCAACACGAAGGACTTTCATTATCTGAAGCCATGAAACGCTTTAAACTGAAAGATACAGGGATGATATCTCGATGGTTGGCTTTGTACAGAAAAGGGGGCATTGAGCTACTGAAGCCCCGCAAAAGGAGCAGAAAAGCATGTACGCGCAACGCTGCCACCCAATATAAACCGGAGTCCACAAAAAGCGCAAAATCGCCCCCTGAACTTTTGGATGAGTTAGCTTATTTACGGGCGGAGAACGCCTATCTAAAAAGCTCACCGCCTTAATTCGGAAGGAAGAAAACACATATCAGTAAAAACAAAAATTATCACCGAATTGAGGCAATTTTTCCCGCTGAAAACTTTACTGAAGGTTGCAGAGATATCACGCAGTACATACTACTACCACCAGAAAAAGGCTCAGCAAAAAGATAAATATGCTGATGTAAAAATCCATATCCATCATATTTATTATCAGCATAAAGGTCGGTACGGGTACAGACGGATAACGTTAGCACTGAGAAAACAACAGATTCATTTAAATCATAAATGCGTGCAGCGGTTAATGCAGACGATGGGGCTGAAATCGCGGATAAGGGCTAAAAAATACTATTCATACAAAAGAGAAACCGGCTCTGTTGCGGATAATCTCTTGCACCGTCAATTTGAAGCAGAACAGCCTAATATGAAATGGGTGACAGATGTCACAGAATTTAACCACCGGGGGGAAAGCTGTACCTGTCACCCATGATGGATCTCTTTAATAGAGAAATAGTTGCTTTCCGAACTTCCCGTAAGCCGGTCTTTGATTTGGTTAAAAATATGTTATCTGATGCAATGGAAAAGCTGAAATCACATGAGAAACCCCAGATTCATTCCGATCAGGGTTGGCAGTACCAGATGATTCATTATCAGAACCAAATAACAGAAAACGGACTCATACAAAGCATGTCTCGCAAAGGTAACTGTTTAGATAATGCCGCTATGGAGAGTTTTTTTGGAATATTAAAATCTGAGTGTTATCACGGTGTGGAATTTAGCTCAATCGATGAGTTGGAAAAGACGATAACCGATTATATTTATTACTATAATCATGACAGAATCAAAATTAAATTGAATGGATTGAGTCCGGTTGAGTACAGAACTCAATCCATTATGGGGATATAATATATGTCTAACTTTTTGGGGTCAGATCAAACCTGCCCCTGTGATTACTTCGGCTGCTCCGGCCATTGGATATCGGGTGCAGTCGTACAGTCAACTCGATTGAGCAGCACCCGGTATTGACGCCATTCGGTTAATGCGGATTTCTCAGCATTAGTGGCGATACCTAAATCAACAGCATCCTGACAGATATCGATTTTTTCGGTGGCGGCCTTCAGTAGGTATCGTTTCTCGTACTTCGCATTTTGTTGTAACTGCTCCAGCGTAGGTGGTGGGTTAGCAATCGCCATAGCCTCTGCCACTGTAATCGGGATTAAATCTGGATCAATCCAATTATCCTGCGAGCCGTCAGATTCGTATGCGTAAACCTGATTATATTTTGATTTGTAGTATTTCATGATTACCTCAATTCAACCCATGACTCGATGAAGTTACCTTCGCTACCGAGATGCGCATTCACAGCATATTTAGCATCAGTAGGGACAATAAAAAATGCGCTTAATATTGCTTGCGAACCGTCACTACCACACCAATCATAGGCAACCTGGATACCGTTAACTTTAGCGCCTATTCCGATCGCGTGGAGAGTTTCTCGTTTTCTAGATGTAACGAATACAGCTATGGGTCTACCTGTATTGTTCGTATATGCCATCCCACCAGTACGTTGCGATTTAACATCCTGCCAACTCTGACTAATACCAATACTGGCGTTATCTGCCACATCAGATAGCAACGCTATCTGACCTGATTTTTTACGCAGACTGGCGTAATGGTGAGTTTTAGTGCCACTACCGTCACCACTCCGATAGAACACAGTTAACATTTCAGCGTCATCATGCGGCCTCGCTGATAATTGGACATAATAACCGTTCGCGTTTTTTAATTTGACACCTGCCCATTCATGCGTAGCATCAACATCGACACCACCACACGAGAACATTTCATGTGATCTTTTCAGGGCATAGCGTTCATTTGATTCAGAGCGAGAATATATGAGATCCCAATCTTTGCCATTCGGTGTACGTTTATAAACTTCTTTCCCTCCAATCCACCCTTTGGCTTCAATATCGTTATCAGCATAAACCTTACCCTCAATGTGTCCGCCTGTTTTCGGATAGGCATTTTCTGCCTGTTTTTTCGTTTCTGTTAAACCGAGGTTTTTTGCAAACCAGTCAGTTGCATGATCACCGTGGTACAAATGGATAATTGGCCGTTAAAGGGGAAATTCAGGCAGGAAATCAGCATTTTTTTAGTTCAATTAATGTTCAAAGTACGTATTGATGAGAATACAAGGAGAAGAGAGTAATGTGTAGTCGATAATTGGCCGCTTTTTGCGCTAGGCGTTTCATTCTGCACTGTGCATTATGAAGCTATTAGCTCCATGTTAATGAGTGCAGAATATACCGCTTAATAGTGCAGAATTGGTCGCCGCGCTACAGGAATTATGCGGTTAGAGGCGAGTGTTACACCATAAAGGAGAGTGATAGTAGGTATTCTTATAAAGGAGCAAGTCTAAGTTGGGTTCAAGTATATTCTGGTAGAATTCCTGAAAGTGGAGAAGTAATAGATTTATCAGAAGATGTTAGAGGAAGACAAATATTTATATGGTTTGAATCTTGGGGAGGGTCTAATTCAAAAGCATATTCTGGAATTTTTGTACCACCAGTTAGTGATATTACTCTTAATGTAACTGAATCTTGGGGTGATAGCGCAGTTATTCGTATATTTAATAATGGAAAAAGTCTACAATCCATTAGGAATAATGGAGCGTTATATAATGTATTTGTGATTAAATAAGAAGAATAGATGGTAATATATAAAAATAGACTTGAGGTTATTATGCCTGACCCTGTTTACGATTTTGTGTAATCGCCATCTCGTTCAAGTGTGGCCGCTCAGGCGGTCACCAAATTAAATCATAAATCGACTCATTGCTATACGCCAATCATGGATTGGCGTTTGTTTAGTTCCAGAGTGAGAAAGACGGATTTATTAATAATTCAGTTATCTTGACGCATCTTAATTTTTTCTCAAGTTACCTACTTATATATACCTCAGGAAGACCAACAAAATACCCTAAGTATACTATTACTTTTATCTCACTATTATCACTGATACGAGGCTTTAATCCCGGTTGTGGTCAATGAGATATGAAGATTCCTTGGATTCTTATCTTTGCCATTCTTTATGCCACACAAAAATCTATTTTTATTTAAAAGGTTAATAATCAACCTTTGAAATGTTAATTATTTTAGCAACAGATTATTGCTCAACAATATACACTGAATTTTAAGCAGCATCCGTTTAATGAACCATATCTATGGTACTGATAAATAAAATTAAAAACAATAGCAAAGCTATGTTAAGCTATTATCTAAAATCAATATTATATATCCATACAGTAGATTATGGATAAAATACGAGGTTTCTCCCAGCACGATACTGGTTTAACGGAATAAAATTTGCACTTAATCGCAGTAAGGTGATTATGTCACATATTCAAGAATAATCGTTTCTTTAAATGCCGACGGAGAAATGCCGAGAAAACAAGCGGAACTAATCCTCACCAAATATATTTAATAGACAATTCAGTGCTCAAGAATGCTGTAGAATAGTCTGAAATGTGCGGTAGCTCTACGAATACTATTTCCGGTAGTAAGGTGATAATTGATTCACCTCACTTTTGAGAAAATAATTGTATTTGGTCATGAAGATTGCACCTTTATCAGTTGAATATCCAATTTTCTTGGTGCATTCCATGAAGCCTCTGAATTTCATTGGTCTTTCTAAATTACTTTTTTAATATAACACAATAATATTTTTGAGAAGAAATTTTTATTTTGAATATAATCTTTTCTCCATCAAGCATAGGTAGATCACCTTTTTCTCTAATTTTAATTAATCTTGCAAAGATTATCTTTCCAAATATAGATAATTTATTTTTCCTAGAGTGGGATGGTAACCATGAACCGTTAAAATGGTGGATGGCGTAATTGGTTTTTCCATATTCTGGTGTGCAAAAATAGTAAAAGGGAAATATACATGAATTATGTGTTAGCTCAGACTGCTGATAACCATTGTAAGGGGGGAGAAATCCAAATTTATCCTCAAAATATCTGGTTATTTTAATTATATTTGTTTCTAAATTAAGGCCATTTTTATTTTCAAAATGAATATTTTCATATTCTCTTAGGAGTTCAAGTATAATTTTATTTTGTCTATTGGCTCCCATTACTGCTGAAGTAATCGGGTAACATTGTTGTTTATAATTTTCATAGCAGCTAAAAAAGTCTAAATTTAGAAATTTGTCAAAATTGTTTGTAACTTCTACATCTGTATCTAGGTAGATACCACCTTCATTGTATAGAGCAAATAGTCTCAAATAGTCAGATACAAATGCCCATTTCTTATGCTTAAATGCTTCGTCAACATAGTCATTGTGTATACCTTCCAAGCTTTGATTACCCCATTCTACGATCTCATAATCGGGTAAGAATTTTTTCCAAGTTTGGATGCAATCCAAAACAAATTGTGGTTTTGGTTTATCACCAACCCAAACATAATGAATTTTTTTTGGAATCATGCTAATTACCTTAATTAATTAAATTTTAATAGTTAATTATACGTTTTTTCAATGCCATATCAATACAATCATAAAATAGAACATATTGAATTATATGTATACTACTGATTTATATATATTAACGTGACTAATGTTTACGTATTTTGTCATTATTTTAAGCAAACTGCACTGAAAAATACTGTATATGAAATGACTTACCAAGCATGTACCTAGCATCAAATTTTTTTACGTATTTTTTATAAAAATTCTCAACAGTTACAACCTGTAATCTTGATAACTTAAATATCTAGTACATTTGATTACGGGATAAAGACCACGAATAATGCAGGAGGATATACACATACAGAAAATGAAATAATGTTTAACTGGGAGGCAGTGCGATAACACGCTATTTTTATGATATTCCAAAGGTAATTATATTGTAAATTTTATAGAATTTACTACTTTGAATTATAGGCAAGAAAAGAATTCTTTAAACTTTGATAGTGAACTATACAGTTAAAGCATAATATTTACATTATAAGGTCAAAAATTAATCAAATTATGCTCCCACCCTGACTGGGGTGGGGGTAATCGGTCTCAAGGTGGTACAGGTAAATCATCAGCTAGCCGAGGAACTTTAACTACTAATTCCGCAAGAATGCATTCGCATACAGTCTATATTGGCAGTCACATTCATACTATTTTTGGAACAACCTCTAACTCTGAAAATGGTGAAATAATTAATATTATGAATTCATTTTTGAAATTAATGTGATGATATCGATTTTTTTAATCACAATTTAATTTATTTTTGCGACAGGTATAATTTTCCGGTATATTTCTTATAATAAAGTTTATTGCACCTGCAAACATATTATATCCAATAAATGCTGACAGCTAACATAACCATTTATTTTGTTTTAGGCATTTCAGTATTAATTATTTTGTCAATAATAATAACCATATAGGAGTTCTTATATTATTCATGATATAAAAATATTATCAATATGTACTATTTTCCAATGGTTTATATAATAAAATTCCGTAGGACATTTTGTGAAATGATATGTATTTGTTTGGCATGTTGATCTTATATCGAAAAATAGTATATAATTTGCGTCAAGAAATTAATTTATTGAGGTGTGGTATGGCCACTAAGAAAATAATGATAGTTGGTTTTGAACTTGGCGGATTAGGAGGTACGGAAACAGTATGTAAAAAATTATATAATTTTTTACATAAAACCACAAATGTAAAATTTATCTTTCTTAAGAAAGATAATAAAAAGAACAACCATAATTGGCTAAATGGCTTGAATTACTCTGTATTAGAGTGCCATCAAAAAAACACACCTCTACGTAGATTTATATTTTCATATAAATTATCTAATGAAATAAAAAAACAAAAACCTGATATTATAATATCAATTGATTCTATTAGTTGTTACATTTCTAACTTGGCAAAAAAATTATCTTTTAGCAGAGCTAAAACATTTTCATGGATACATTTATCTCTTTTCACAGCGTATAAAGCAAAATTTGTATTAAAGGCTGAAAATCATTTATCTATTAGCAACGGAAACACAGAGTATCTTATTGATAATGGTGTTAATAAAAACAAAATATTCACTATATTTAATCCATTCACTAAGCAAGAAAAAATAATTTCTAGACCAAATGATGTGACAATATTCATTTATATAGGAAGAGTTATTGCAAAAGAAGGTAAGAATCTACAAGAAATGTTCAATGCATTATCGATGGTAAATGGCAACTGGAAATTACATATAATTGGCACTGGCTTGGATTATGATATCAACTATTTGAAAAATTTGGCTGATAAACTAAAAATCAACAAAAATATACTTTGGCATGGTTGGGTCAAAGAACCCTGGAGTTTCGTTCAGAAAAATATTGAAAATGTTTCATCTTTGCTTTTAACATCCACAAACGAAGGATTTCCAATGGTTTTAGGTGAAGCAATTTCTTATGGTATTTATTGCATCAGTTCAGATTGTCAAACTGGAACAATTGACATTATCAAAGAAAATAAAAATGGTGAATTATATCCAGTTGGAGATATTAATAAACTATCTAATATATTGCAAAGTGTAATTTCAAAAAAAGAACTTCCTGAACACAATGAAATTAAAAATACAATAAATTATATATATGATGATAAATATATTTTTAAAATAAAAGAAATACTAAACATTATAGCTGAATAAATTTTCAATTTAAAATTGTGTCGATCTTAACCTAGGATAGATAAAGATCGATACAATTAAGAAATTCTATATCATCCCATTAATTTTACGAATGAGTTCGTGATATTTACTGTGCCTCGCTAGAGGTGCCATAAAGCCAATATGGTATCTCCATCCAGTAACTTATGACATAAGTAAGATGCTTTATGAAAATCGTCGGTTTAGCGGAAACCGTGACCAAAGCGGAAGGTGCATTGCAACGTAGCGGGGGGGAGGTGACAGGCAACATAGCTATTTCTACTGATACTGAGATAGCTTGGCGCAGAAACACTGACTACGCCGGTATTGGTTTTAAAAACACCGGAGATGGTGATACAGACTCCTATATGTGGTTTAGAACGGGAGATAACGGTAACGAATACTTTAAATGGCAGCATAGCTTATCTGGAGGAGGAACGACTGAATGGATGAGCCTTGACTCTGATAATCTCCGTGTGAAAGGGCATCAAGTTTATCATGAAGGACATAAGCCAACTGCTGCTGATATGGGGGCAGCAACAACCAAATGGGTATCGGACGGATTTTTTAAACAAGAAACCTCCAGCGTTGTAACGAAAGGAGCGTGGCCTCGTGTCAATTTTCTACCCAACGATAGAAATCACGATACTCACTTGGCACTTGAAGTTGATTTTGCTGTTCAAAAGCCGCGTTTGCGTTTTTATGAACGAAAATCAGGCACCGGAAATAATTTATTCGTCGTCCATTTTCCCAACCGAAATGGAACTATAACGGTAGATTCTGATTACACGATAGATGGTAATGGGTTTCTAAAAAGAGCGTCACCCATTATTCAAATCTATTCTGACGGACAGTATAAAACTAATAACGAATCAGAGGGGGCAGTTGTTCAGCGTTTATCTGAGGGTGTTTATCTCATCAAAAACGTTCTGGGATTCAATGCTGATGCTGCATGGGGTGGTGCTGATGGCGGAGTTGAAATACCGCTGTGCAAGAACAAGCTTCCCTTGATTTGGGTCAACTACGAGGTACTACCTGATGGAACTATCAAATTAATGACTTATCACCGGGAACATCCCGATGTGCCAGCATTCGCTAAAAATGTGCGTCAGGGCTATTCTTATTCTGATGGTGATTTAATTGATATCCCCAATGGCAGATTTATCTCTGTTCGAGTCCAAATGCCGGAGGATTCTGTTTGGAATCAACAGAGAAAATTAGTTGAGGGGAAATAGCAATCAGGGGCATCAAACTCCTGTGTTTACTTCGGCTGCTCCGGCCATTGGATATCGAGTGCGCTAGTACAATCAGGCCGCAAACTCAATAGCTCCATTTCAGTACGCCGTCCATCTCAAAATGGCAACAGATAAAGAGCAGGCTGCACCGACAGAGTGGAAAAAATACTGTGTGCTACTGAACCGTGTAGATTGTTCGGCAGCACCAGATATTGACTGGCCTAAAGCGCCAGTATGATGATGAGGGGCGTGATGCCCCTATTTTTCGTTCCTCTTTTTGGTTACCAACGCATCCCCGTTAATGGCCGTTATCACAAATCCCGCAATAACCAATTTGTGTATTTCCGCCATCTGTTTCGCAGATACAGGTACGCAATCATTGGGTAATACGTGCATATCTAGATGATCACCCACATAAAAACCCTGATACTGAACACTGAACAACATGTCATACTCCTACGCTATACCAATGGATGACTGGGCTTTCCCCAATATCCGTTGTCGTAAATGCCACTGAAAAATAATGACGCGAGACAGCATCACCGGAGCTATCCGTATCACGATGCACGCTCACCGATTTGCCCGCCATTGAGGTTTGGACTGCAATTGATGAGGAAACTAGCGTTGCAACAGTTGAAATTTGACGGTTCGGATAGGCACGCGGGAACGCGATACGATAAAAATGCGTATAATAGGTCACGCCGCCGATAATTTTTCGATTGTAATCACCGGCAGGGGGTAAAAACGCGACCCCATATTGATGAACCAATCCATTTGGCAGTATATCCCAGCCCGAATTAACATTATCCCAGTGTCCAAAACTGGATATATCCGGTATTTGATTGCTGCCGGTGCCGACTGAACGATACGCCGCATCCGACAGCCCTAAATTCCGTGCAAACGCTGGTTTATTCTGAATATCCGCCCCGTTCGCCGATTTGGACAGGGCATTTTCTGCCTGTTTTTTCGTTTCTGTTAAACCGAGGTTTTCTACAAACTTCGGCTTGTTCGGAATATCCGCGCCATTCTGGTTTTTCTCCAGACGAGTATTCGCATTATTATTTGCATTAGCCGCATTCTGGTTTGCAGTATTAGCCAACACCTTCGCTTCATTAACACGAGTATCTGTTTCGCCTTTGGAATATGCACCCACATCCCCAGAATTCAGCGCAATATCCGCATTCAGCGCCTTACCATTAACCTTACGTCCCGCTGGAACGCGGCCATCAGCATTATCATTCGCAGCTTTCGCCTGCGCTTTGGCATCATTCACCCGTGCATCGGTTTCAGTTTTGTTATATGCATCTACATCAGAAGCCTTAAGATGGATGTCTTCCGACAATGCTTTCCCATTCACCTTGCGACCAGATGGCACGCGACCGTTGGCATTATTATTCGCCGCATTAGCAAAATCATACGCCGCCTTCACCGCTTTCGGTGTTGCCGCATGGGTTTCGCTGTTGCTGTCCACTGCGCTGCTCAGGATGACAAATCCCTTCTCTTTCAGCGTCGCGTCAGGATGATTACGGCTGTTCGAATGCTTCTGAATAGAGTCATCAACATATTCGCGAGTTGCCAGAACCACAGACGGGTCAACTTTCAATGTCACCGACTCGGTACTACTGACAATCAAAATCATGCGGATGGTCTGGGTACGACCGGAACCTTCCTGTAATTGTGGTTTGTAGCTTTCCGCGCAGTTCCCGACAGCAATCAGAATGCCATCTTTGTCAAACAGGCCTATTTCACGGATCCACCAGCCACCTTCACTTTCAGGGATAACCTGTTCAGAGATGATTTGGTTAGTGTTTTTGGGATCGATGCTCAACGTATTGATCGCGGCACGACGCTTTTCATTAATCAGTTTGGTCTGCTTAGTATCTGGTGTCGGCAAGCTGCCACCACCATCACCAACGGCCATATGGGTGATTTCAATTTTTGTACCCAATGCCGCAGCATTCGCCAACTTATCTGCGCCTAGCTGCGTCAGCAGCGCAAAATATTTGGTACTCATGGTCTAATCCTCATGTCATCAATAATATGTATGCCCATACCCACAACGTCTGAGCCGGATACCGTTACTTGTTCTGCAAAATAAGGGTAAACCGTCAGCTCATCGCCGCTGTAACTGGCTGCCGAGTAGTAATACCCACCACGTGTATCCAGATTAATGTCTAACCCAATCAAATGACGGCTGACTGGCTTGGCATCAGAAATCAGTTTTTCCAGTTCTTCGAACATTTCATGGGTGATGCCGTTTTCCAGTACACCAATATCCAGCCGGAAGGTGCCTGGTACATCATTGGTCTGCCACCATTCCTTTACGCGAATGAGATACCCCAGCGGTTCAACGACCCGCCGAATTGCACCAATCGTTCCTTTATGTTTATGCAGGAATAGCGAGCTTTTGATCACTTCTCTTTTGATGCTCTCAGACCAGTGTTCGTCCCAGCGATCCACTGACCACGCCCATGCCAGATAGGGCAGCAACGTTGCCGGACAGGTGTCTGGGTTCCACAGTTCACGCAGCGGCACTTTAATCTTCTGCAACTCGGCACAGGCTTTGGCCGCAGCAAGTTCTAGCTGGGTTGAGCCCATCGGCAGAAGGCGATCATTCATCTGAACCTCCCATCATCAATGTGGTTTTGGTGCAGTAAGACACCTGAGTTTTATCCAGCACCACATCTTTCAGCGGGGCTTTCAGCTCCACACGCTGGATGCCTTCCACATGCAATGCGGCATAAATTGCCGACAAGCGAATGTCACGCCCCAGACGATGCTGTGCTTCAACGTAGTATTTCAGCTTCTGCTCGGCTGCTTTGCGGATCGGTTCTGATTCCGGTGTCGGGAAGATATACAGCGCCGCATCAATTTCATATTCCACAATACTCGCCGATTGGACTTTCAGACGATCCGCCACCGGACGCACGTTTTCGTCGTTCAGCGCTTTTTCGACTTTATCCAGCAGCTCTTTCGATGCCACGCCTTTATCTTCACGGGACATAATGGTCACGGTGACATTGGCTGGTGACGGGCTGATAGCCGAAGCATCAGCAACCCGACCGTCCGCACTGCGGGCATGGAATTCATAGGAACCAACTGGCCCAGCCACACTCAAACCTTCAAAAGCCTGTGGGATGCGAACACGGTAGTCGTTGTCAGATTCCATTACCGCCGGTGTCGGTGGTACGGTGGAGTTATCCGCAGGGCTCAAAACCATTCGGACTACGTTATTGTTCACACCCAGTTGATCCAGATCGCTACCTGTCGAATAGGCCACCATCACCGCACGGGCGGCTTCGTTGACGCGTTGACGTAAGAGCAATTCGCGATAAACGTTCTCTTCCAGCAATTTGACCAAAGGTTCTGATTCCAGTTGCAAAGTTCGTGCAATCGCATCCTGCTGTTCTTCTGGATAGAGCGAGATAAATCCTTCTTTGCGCTCTTCCAGCAGTTGTTCATAATCTAGTGGTTCCACCACATCCGGGGGTGGCAACTGGCTTAAATCGATTGTTGGCATGACTTACCTCACCGGGAATGGCTCACCGGAATAGAAAGTGAAAATTCTTTGGCGGATTGATGATAAGTTCCCGCAATATCCACCACCATTTCACCGTTCTGCCGGGTTTCCATTGTGATTGACGTAAGCATCACACGTGGCTCCCAACGGCTGATAGCGGTATAGCTGGCCGCCATGACCTGAAGCCGGAGCGCTGGGTTCTGTGGCCAATCGATCAGTTCTGGCAGCAACGAACCGTAAGTACGGCGTGCTATGCGGCTGCCCACGGAAGTTAATAAAATATCGCTGACGGATTGCCGGACGTGAGCCAGATCTGTCAGTTCTCGGCCCGTCTGCCGATTCATTCCCAGATACATCATAATGGGCCTCCTGATGTGTCACCGCCTGACCTGACGCCGGTGTGTTTATGGGAATCCACGACCACGCCGTTGGAACTGAATGTGCCGCCGGTGTGTTCAATATTGCCCGTCATTTTGCCGCCATTGCGCACGATCAAATTCCCCGTGCTCATTAGCTGTGTACAGATGACTTCCGGTGTATCCAGTGTGATTCTGGTACTGGCGACACAGGTGATTTCCGGTGCGGTAATATGGACGGAATCGGAAGCAATCACTGTCGCGGTTTTGATGCCGGTCACAGTCAATGCGCCTGATTGCGGTTCATATTCCATCATTGCACCATCCGGAAACTGGATATGCGTCGCTTCTGATGATGTCGATGGCGCCGGAAACTCATCTGAAAAAATCGCAGGCAATACAAAGGCGGTGGTCAGTTCTCCGCCTATGGACAGTAATAAAACCTGCTCACCGATACTGGGCGCCCACCAAGTGCGGGAGTTTCCCGCCCTGGATGTCAACCAGTTCAGCCAGTTGGTTTCAAGGTTGCCTGTTGCAACCCGGCACATACCCTTTGTGGTGTCCACTTGGGTGATGATGCCGGTTCGGATCAGGTTGCGCATTAAGCGCAGCAGTTCAGTGAGTTGTGTGTTCATGACGTAAGAATGCCATGAAAAAACCGGGCAGACATTAAACGGGGTTTGTATGACATTTCCTACAAACCCCGTTTAAAAAACACGTAAAATCAATAGAATAAAAGCCTTCTTCCAACGTGAAAAAAGGCTTTTGGGGTCTGCTGAACGATGTTTAAGTGAAGGACAATATTTACTGTTTACATTGACGAACGACTTCAAGTACATACTGTTGCAGGTAATCTAATTTGGCCTGATCGCTGATGATTCCGGCTCGGATATCGTAAATAGCACGTCCAGCTTTTGCAGTGAGTTCGACTTGGGTTTCATCGCCCACGCTGCGGGAGCCGGTATCTCGGTTTTGGGTGAGCTGACAGGTAGCAAGATTGGCGGCGGCGATTTGCACCCGACGATGACCAGCGGCAATGTCAGCGCGTAAAGCGGCATTTTCTTCGGTAACATAGGTTAATTTTCCTGAATAATAATCATCCAATTGCGCAACCCGGCTCTGTGCATTCTTCATCTGTTGGATGGCGGCCAACGTCTCCGAATGCGCTTTCTGACTGATAGTAACAATTTGAGCAGCATGTTGCTGTTTCAAACCCGTCACTTCACTGAGGAACAGTGAACGGTGTCCCCACCAGCCAAAACATCCCCCAATGACAAGGCTGACAAGTAAAGGTACTTTCTTCATCGATCTAATCCCCAGCAAACCAGTTCAGCCTCCTGATCACGCCGCAGAACCTGGCCATAACAGCCATTCGGCTGTCCTTGGGTTTTTCGACAGTCACGTCCGCTGTCATAGACCCAGCGTCTGATCTCTGCACATGCGCCTTTTTTATCGCCGGCGTTGAGCTTGCGATAAAAGGTGGAAGAAAAACATTTTCCGGGGCCGATGTTATACGGGCAGAAACTGGCAATACCGGCAATTTGCGGCTCAGTCAGCGGGACGTGGACGTTCTTTTTCACCCAATCAATCGCCCTTTCGGCTTCGATCCGGTTCAAAACATCACATTGTTCAGGCGCTAATTTCATTCCTTTATATACCGCTTTGTCATTAATGCGCGTCACGCCGCGACATATTGTCCAGATGCCGCCGCCATCCTGATAGGCAGACAGTCGGTTGCCTTCTTTCTCATCCAAAAATTGAGAAAGAATGACAGAAGAGCTCGCACCACCAATAATAAGGCCAATAACCACCCGACTGAGCCTAGTTTTGATATCCTGCATATCACAGCTCTCTTGGTGCTTGATGTATCAGCTCGCTGACTATCTTGGCTGATTTTGACGCAGACTCAATATCCAAGTTTTCCAGGATGTTTTTCAGGATATTTTTCAGAATCAAGGTACGTTTCATCTGCTCCCGACGGTTGAGCCGATAAGTCAGGATACCGAGAGAAATGCTGGCGAACACCCCGAGTAAAAAACTCCACTCATATAAAGAAAGGCCAGAAAAAATGGCAGTAATACTGGCGCAGGCATAAGTTGCGTGACTGTATTTATCCATGCATACCCCTTAATCCCAAAGCTGGATAATCGGCTTAGTGGTCGTGGGCATGAATTCCGGCATTTCAACTTTCGTTCCATGAGGCAATACCGCGCCAAAATCAGCCAGACCAGGGTTGGCTAACAGCACACGTTCCGTCATCCCCAGCGTTCGGCCATAATGACGCCAGCACAGGGCATCAACTGTCTCATTTTGTTGTGCAATAACTTGCATATACTCTCCTTTTCTTTGTGGAAAATAGTAAGTAAATCGGAGAGTTATGATCGAATAATCAGAGAAATACCTCAATGAAGTGGCATTGTTGGGAAAATAGTACAAATGAACATCGACGCGTGTTGTAAATACATACTAAGTAGCACGGGGGCAAGAAATTATTTCCTGCCCCCGTGCTACATAATCCATTATAATAATTTATCATCCATTGAAGAATATCAACACCCTGTCGGGTTTAATCTGGCAGCCAGCTATCATCTTCCCAGACGTTTTGAATAAGTTCCATCATCTGGTCATGCTTACTACTGTCTTTGGTTCCTGTCACTCTTACGGAGCTACTGCTGCTAACTGCAATTCTAAAATGCGTATCGGGATACTGCGGTAAAATTCTTTTTTTCAGTTCACTTTCAAGTGCAGACATCACTGATTCAGAAACATTAGCTCGTTTATCGAAAAGTATCTCCACTTTCATCATTTTCACCTGCAAAATTTATTCGTCTGTTGAACCTGAATTTCTTAACGCTTTCTCGATCAATAAATTGTGCTCTAAGTCATTTCTATGGACGTTAAGTCGGTTTTCATGAGGCGCAGATAGCTCAGCTATCCAGACCAACGCCAGCTCTTTGTCTTCCGCATGATTGCATTCGCAACTTGTTGCCATTCTGGCAATAAAATTAATACGTTGCGCTACCAATGATTCCATAAGAGAGTCCACTGATATATCCGCCTCCATATAAAACTGTATGCATATACAGTACACGTAATGTATGAAAAATTAAAGAAGTTTTTACCTTTTCTAGTGACTAAATTTGATAATTAATACCTATTACGTGCTGTTTTTGCAGAAATATTTGCCATATTGATTAATTTATCATCTTCATCAATCCTGTAATTTACATACCCCTTCATTGACCTATCCACCTGTCCATCCGTACAGTTATTGACAGAACTCCAAGAGGGCCATTTAGTGTTTCTTTTATAGACAATCTGTCCTGATGTCGGAGCAGCTTCTGATTTTGGTACAAGAGTCCATTGATGAATACGTGTGCAGATAAATTCCACACATGACAAAAATGGTGATGTCACCCCTTGTATGGTGTAAACATCTTCCCCATAAGGGCTGCCAAACGGGATGTGTTTATAAGATAAGCGAATAATCAAATCACAGCGTGCAACCCACGGCCCGCCTTGTGCTTGAATATAAGCTGCCCAATTGCCTTCATCGGCTGCCTGCAAAACCGCATTGACTTTGTTATCCATTAAACGCACTTCCCCAAGACGGCGCAGTTCCCGCCAAACAGAAACAGGCGCTCCCCCAATTTGCTGAAATTGGCGAATGCGCCAGCGACTCGCCCATGCAGTCACCGATTTCGCCATATCGCGCAAAGGTGCGCCGGTTTGATGATCTTTTTCATCTTCCAGCGCATAACCATCAATATTTTTGGATATATACTTGGCGATATAGCCTGTCGCACTCCCTTTATCAGGATCTATCATTCTGTAATCAAAACGCGCTTTTTTGGCATCATCGCTCTGCAATTCAGCTTTCTCTTCCTGGCAAGCGTAATGCTCAAGGATCGCCCTGACCCGCCGCTGATGCGCCGGCAACATAAACAGCAGAATATGCCAATGAGGAGTGCCGTCATGGTGCGGTTCTACCACTCGGAAACCAAATAGATTAATGCCGGCACGGGCGATTGCGGCACGGGCTTTTGCCCATATGCCACACAGGTAGCGTTGAGTATCGCGGGGCGTCGCGCCATTCCAATGTCTGACAAACCCGCCCTGATGCTGAACAGCATGATATTTTGCTGGTGCCGTGATGGTATAAAATTCACCGACACACCCCATTTTATCAGCAATATCTTCGAAACCGCGCATTCTGACCATCAATTCACAACGTCGAATAGCGGGATTCGCATTACTATGAACCACCGTTTCCGCCAGCGAGATCCGTTCTCCGTTCTCATTTTCCAAATCAAAATGTTTGAAAAATTCACGGTTACGGCGTTTCTGTTCCAACCATTCACGCAAAGCATGGTTCGAAACATAAGGCGATGAGGCTTTTTGTACTTGCCCAACCGCAATTGCCATATGTTCAGACTGGATTTCACGCAGGCGTTTTAACCGAAAATACCACCAACGGGCAGACATCATCCGCAACATACCAGCACAAAGTTGATCAACAGACGGGGCTTTACGTCCATGATTAAAGCGCTGCCAGTAAGGAGGATTTGTACCACATTGTAAAGTCAGCTTCGCCAGTAATTGGTATAACTTAGCGACACGGGGGAACAACTCGCTTTCGCTGTCAACAGGTGCAACTTGATATTGTTGAGAAGACTGTAAGGAGTAATGCTCATAGTTGCCCGTAATAAAAACGGATATTTCATGAGCGAGCTTCAAAAGCTGTTTGCGATCGCATGTCACCACCTTTTCCAATTGCTCAATAAAAGGAAAAGGGGCTGTGCCTGATATATGATGAGTGAATGAATATCTTGCCTTAACCAACTGCAACCGTGGCAAGACATTTTGTCCAACCGTTCTTCTCAGAAAGGTGTTTGCATCGCGGCGGCCTGAATGGTTAAAGATGCCAACATAACGGCGGCTGAAATACTTCGCCAGAAAATCCGGCATCTGCCCGATATATTGGTGGCGCCATTGGTGATCTTCCGCGTTGACTTCCCATAATAAACGTTCAGCCATTGACACACCCTGCGGTATGCCTGGCTGAAACAGGCCAGACTGTCTGCCTTTGGCAGTAGGATAATCACCGTTATGTTCAGTAGTGATAAAACCACTATTCATCAATTCCACCATATTAAAGATGTGCGAGTGCCTGACGTACTCATGCCATTTGTACAAAAATGTGTTCAAAAAATGTGATTACTTAGATAACTTCAAGTACTTCGGAAACTGACTGACAACGACTTTAATATGATTCATTGTTTTGATCAGAGCCTGTTTTTCCTCTTGGGTAAAATGTTCAAGCTCACTCTCGTGGCGTGTACGCGGAATATTTGCCAAATAAAAAATGGCGGATAACGCCCGCTTGTTCTCTTCGTAATAACTGTCCTTTTTGTCGCGCATATCAGCAAAAAACCGATTTAACTCTTTTTCATCGTCACCCCAGTATGTAGCCCTGATCCGCGACAAATGGTTCAACCCTTCCAGCCGTTGGCCGAGGTTAATCTGGGCAAATTTTTCTTTTTCCGTATTCGCCATTTTTTCCCTCACCGTTTTACCCCCAGCAATCTTCCCAGAATCCCTCAAACCATCCCCAAATCGCTGTCGATATCAGGTATAAAGATTGAAATCTGGACGTTCATGATGCAATATCTCTCAATGGTTTTCAGCTTAACCAATCCGGGCTCATGAAAGATCTCAATTCAAGAACTTTTGTGAGATACTAATACCCCTTATCTGTACTGTCAATGAAAAATAACAATATTGAGATAAAAATGGGGGCTGATAGTGGGGGAAGACCCGCTATTGAGCGTCTTGTCCGCGCGTATGGATTTAAGTCACGCCAAGCCCTGAGTGACCATTTGGGCGTTTCCAAAAGCACAATGGCAAACCGCTATCTTCGTGATAGCTTTCCAGCGGATTGGATCATCCAGTGTAATCTCGAAACTGGCGCTTCACTGCTGTGGTTAAGCACAGGTCAGGGAGAGATGTTTCCGGATGGAGAGAGTGGCAAAACAGAACGGCTGGAAGATATCATTGCGCCATCAATTCCTCGTATAAAGTTATCGGGAGGTAAACTGAACGAAGCCAATCCTGTGATCTTGGACAGTGAATTGATTTCCAAAGAGCTTAACAACCCGTTGGTTGTTGATGATGGCGCGACATGGTATCTGCTTGATGCTCAGGGAGACAATATTCAGGATGGCTTATGGCTGGTGGATATCGAAGGTATGCACAGTATCAAGAGGATTGCCAAAATTCCTGTCAGTAAAATCCGTGTCAGCGATGATGACGTCACTTTTGACTGTTCAGTCAGCGATATTCAATTCATCGGCCGCGTGGTTCTGGTGATATCCAGACAATAACGGTCTGGGCAACAACATGGTTTCCATCAAGGTTATCCCGCCTGTCGGGGTAACCTTGATAATGTTCACTCCATCATACCATCAACTTGAACGCCGGATCCGATACAGAACATGTTCCCTCAATCGGTGGCCTTCCGGCACCAAAGGATGTAGAAATGTTTTTTCATCTCTGATCATGCCCAGTTTTTTCATCACACTTTCTGAGCGGTAATTAAGTACGGAAGTGAATGCTACAACTTCATCCAACCCCGCTTCTGTAAACGCGAAATCAAAAATCCTACGAGCCGCTTCACACGTATAGCCTTTGCCCCAAAAGGGTTTATCAAGCTGCCAGCCAATTTCGACACAGGGATAACAGGGTAACTCATCACTGGGAATATTCAGCCCGATCATACCGATGAACTCACCATCCTGTTTTCGCTCAACCGCCCACAACCCCCAGCCACCTTGCGTTTCAAACTTACGGATCAAATTATCAACAAAAGTATTATTTTGTTCTTTATTCAGTCTTTTTAAAAAAAACTCCATCACTTCAGGATTGCTATTTAAGCGAAAGAAAGGCTCACGATCTTCTTCTTTCCAGCCACGGAGTAGCAATCTTTCTGTTTCCAGTGTGATAATCAT